AAAAAGCGGGGCGTTATCTGATTCAGGGTGTAGGAATAGGCATTGAAAAAGAAGAAAGTAGATTAACCACTAAGATAAAAGAGTTAACCACTAAAGTCATCAAAGAATTACAAAAAGGATTATCTAATCCTACTCTTAAAGGGCTTTTAGCTACTCTTGCTATAGTTTCTAGTGGGATGCCTGCCAACGCACAGCAGTTTATCCAAACAGAATCCTTTAAGGGAGTCACGATGAACCCTGCCACAACTGGGGTAGAGGTTGTTAAGCAGGTTGATGTAGATAAAAAAGCTTTCCAAGACAGAAAAGCGATCGCCTATAGTTCCGGCCCGATGTTTGATAGGTTTTTCTTGCAAGATAAAAACCAGCAAGTAAACATGATTGCCGATGTTGTCCAGAGAGAACAAGTTTTGCAGTTATCTCGTAATCGTGCGGCCGCAGAAGAAAGGGGTTTTATCGGCATTAATAAACAAGGAAAATTAAAATTTGGCTATGGCGGTGCAAAATCAAATAAATTAAGTGATTATGACACTTTTGTTGGCGGTCTTCACGTTTTATATAACGATGAAGTGCCAAAACCCGCTAACTACAAAGGTGGATACCATAGCTCGCTAAATTCGGTAAAACAAAAGAAGGTAATTTAACTGTTATGGAAGGTCAAAAAGACATGACTCCACAACAGTTAGAGAAATATGCTCGCTCTATGGGATTTACTGCTGTTATGCTTCCCGATCATGGGAATATGGCGCGGTTAACAGTGCCGGGTCAATCTATGAGCCGCATTTTGCCACAATCGTTAGGAGGGACTGGAAAATCTACCCCTTACCAATTAAGATTTTTTGAACGTCCTCAAATAGAAAGCAAACAAGCGAAGCTATCAGAATCTTCTAGTGTAGTTACCCCTCCTGTTGAAAAAGAAAAAAATCTTTCAGCAAGCAATGTCTTTGATACTGTTGTTGATAGAGAATTGTCTATCAGTCCTCAATCAACAACTAACAAAATATTACCAATTAAACATATTTCTAGAAAAGTTGAATCTGCTGACAAAGCATTAACTAACGATCTGTTAGAATTTATAGGCAATTATGGGTTAACCGTTGCTTCTTTATTAAGTTTGCTTGGAATAACTGGAAAAGTTGCATCTAAACTTAAAAAAGCAAGTCAACGACAAAAACCCTTAGAGGCTATTCCAGTCATTGAAAACATACCACAGCCAAAACAGTCAAATAATACTAATTTATCTCGTATTATAGATGTTGAGTTTAGCGTCGTTGATGAAAAAATAGATTTTACTTATGTGCAAGCTACTAAGAAGCGCATAAGTGCAATGGGGAGAAAAATTATTGAAGACATCAAATCCTCTAACCCCACTATAGACACTTCTGGTACAGTAAGAGCCTTTGAAGAAACCGCAAATAAACTTAGTGAAGATTTTAAACAGCGGATCAACAAAAACAGGACAACCCTCATAGCTACATCTTTAAATGTATCACGTCCACAACAGGTTTTACCTAGTTTACCAAAGCCAGACATAAAGTCTATATCGCCTGATTTTATCAAATCAATTCAGAATAGAAAACTTTCAGCTTTTTCTAATATAGTATTACCAAAACCTCCAAGCATAACACCAGTTAATATACCTACTAGCACGGCAAGCATTAATAAGCTTGGAGAAACTGCAAAAGACTACATAGATGTTATTTATAAAGTGATAGACGAAGGGGAAAAAGTCGAAAAGAAAATAAAACAGCTTGCTAAAAATTATACTGAAACCCCCTCGCCGCAGGAAGCAAGCAATATTCCCGCTCAAGCTGGCTTAGGCGGCAGTGGAGGTGGCAAAAAACCGCCTAGACCTCCTCGTATTGCAGCTTCTGCTAGTCCCGAACCTGAACCTAAAAAAGAAAAGTTTGATGTATCTAAAGAGGCTGAAAAAGCTTTAAAAGATATTCAAAAGGCTAGAGAGGCAATAAATAAACTTGACAAAGAAGAGGAAAAACTTAAAAACTTAAAAATAGAATTAGGAATAGAACCAAAAACGACAAGAGAAAAAATTCTTGGAGACTGGAATAAAAAACGAGACAATATTTTCAACGCTCTCGATAGTATTGAAAAAGCGGGCGTTTCTAGTGGCTTTACAGACGGCATCGTGACTGGACTTAAAACCGCTATCGCCCAAGCTGACGGATTTATCAATTTCCTCTCGGTCGGTGGCAAAGCACTCAGAACTCTCGACAAAGAACTCGATGCCGCTACTGGTGGGATGATCAACCTTCGCAAAGCATCACTAGCAGTCATCGGGGGATTTGCGCTATTCAAAACCGCTGAATTCCTGTTAGAGCCTTTGTTTTTTGCAATTCAGGATTTGCCGTTCCGAGTACAACAAGCGGTCACGGATTCGTTACTCGCATTTACCGAATTACAGCAAATCAGGATCAACCTCGACATTGCTGGCGTTAACAACGTTGATACGGCAATTGACGGACTGCGAAATCGGGCTGATGAACTTGGTATCTCATTCAGAGAATCAGCCAAGCAATACGCCCAGTTCCAGATCGTGACGACTGGCTCACCACTACAAGCTCAAGGTGATGACATTTTTGAGGGTTTTCAATCTGCCCTTGCGGTACGGCAAACTAACCCACAACAGCAAACTGAAACATTCCGAGCGATCAACCAAATGGCCGCCCGCTCGGTGCTATCAGTAGAAGAATTCACCCAACAATTAACCGAGTCTGGGGGACTGTACGACGCGCTGATTGTTGCGGCGCGTGCGATGGGGATGACAACCGCTGAATTCTACCGGCAAGCGTCGGCTGGGCAATTACTTTCTCAGGACGTGATCCCCCGGTTAGCGGCTGAGTACGAACGCCTAAGTGCGGGGGGAATCGGTGCATCGAGCAAAACTTTACAGGCGGAAATGAACCGCTATCAGAACAATATCGAACAATTATCGATGTCCACAGGGGAAAAATTTGGCGTTGTGGCTTATCCCGCGCTACAGCTACTTAATACTCTCCTAAAAGGACTAAATGACAATCTCGGCTTAGTTGCGACGGTAAGCGCGTCTGCGGTAATCGCCACAATCGGACTACTCGGAAAATCGGTACTGCAATTTTCCGCCGCTACTCGGCTAGGACAAGGATTAATCGCTTCTTACAACGCCTCGTTATTTGCGATGGGAGTTACCGCAGGGCAAACAACGACCAAAATGCAAATGTTGTCTGCCACGGCAAAAGTAGCGGGCGGAGTGCTAAAAGCAACAATTGGAGCGATGATCGTTCCTGCGGCGACGATCGTTGCGCTTCAAACGTTTTACGATATTTTCGAGAACGGGGACGCAAATCTTAAAAATTCGCTTCAAACCCTCAAAGAATCGAGAAAAGTTTTAGAGGATTTAGGGAAAATTGAACCCGAAAACGAAAACAAAAATCTCTGGAATAAATTTTTCCCCGATATGAACCTATCGGGAACCGAGAAATTCTTTAACGTTCTGACGGTCGGAACCGTTTACACCTTTAAGCGAAACAATGCTGTTCGCGACCAGCAAGAAAATCTCAAAAACATCCGAGAAGGCGCAGAGGGGCTAGAGACGAACCTAAAAACCTATCAAACCGTACTTTCAGACACAGCTGGGATCGATAAGTTTATCGACTCATTGCAAGGTCTCCGGAACTCGCTCGCTCAAGTTCGGGCAGAACGGGCAATCGCCGTAAATAAAGAGGATTTTGCGGCGGTAGCGCGCCTGAACGAGCGAGAACAGGAATTAATGAAGCAAGAGCAGGAAGCGATCGATAGACGCTTAGGATCGGTCGGTTCTCGCATCACCGCGGATTTACAGGTCGCCGAAGCCGCGCTCGCAGCACTAGAAGAAGAGTATCAAAAAAGCGGGGGTACGCTTAAGAATTATGGGGCAAAATCGGAGCGTCTCAAGGGAATTATCGCTGGACTTAAAGCCGAACAGCAGAACTATCTCAATGTCCTTAGAGATCAGGAAAAAGAGTACAAAAAACTTCAGTACGCTTTTAACCGAACTCTTAACGCCCAAGAAAACCGAAACTTTATTAACGCCAGACAATCACTAAATCGACAGATCGGTAACGAATTAGCGTTCGCATCGGGACAACTCAACGAGTACGAATTTAACGTCAAGGTACGTGAAGAGTCGCTACAAACAGCCAAAGAAAAATTTGCATCCCTTCAAACAACCGCGTCGGAAACCGGGGCGAAGCTAAGTAGTCGTATTACCGAGGCGGCTGACAAAACGCTGTCCACTTACTTCAAGGACGATCTTAAGCGATTAGGGGTCGGGAATTTTTCCGAGGCGATCGCTAGGAATCTACTTTCCCCGGAAGCGATCGAGCGGGTCATGTCCGAAAATTCGGGCGATCTCGAATCGAACGCCGCCCTTAAAAACATCCTAGAAATGGCGAAAACTTACGCCACAACTAGACAAGAGATTTTACAGTCCGAGAAAGAAATTCAGTCTATCAATCGGGAAATAATTACCGAGCGGAAACGTCGTCAGCTGTCCGAAAAACAAGCGGCTAACGAAATCCTAATCGCAGGACAACAGGAAAAGCTCTACTCCTCCACACCGACAGGCAAGCTTCGCTCGTTACAACCTGCCGAAACACGGGTATCCCTAGAGGAGCTTTACAAGCAATTAGCAGTCGAACAAGAAAGACTGGCGGCAAACGTCGATGATCCCTTGCAAATTCGCTCAAATATTGCCCGAATTAAAACGAACATCGCCCGGACACGCTTAACCTTACGGGATCAGCAAAACGATCTTGTTGAGTTCTATACGACTACGGCGATCGAGATCGAGGCAACCAATAAACAGATCGGGCTGACCGCTCGAACCGCGTCAAATCAGGTCAAGACTTTCGCCCGTGACCAGACACTAATCGAGATCTCAAAACTTTACAAACAACTCGCTTTTGAGCAATCAAAGCTAGTCGGGACACTCAAGGGCGATCCCCTCGAAGTTAAAGCCAATATTGCTCGAATTCAACTCCAGATCGAGCAAGCAAAATTATCCCTGCGTGACCAGACAACCGACATTGAGGATTACTACACCGGACTGCAAAGACAGGTAGTTGACCTCCGAGTATCGATCGAGGATTACCAGATTCAATCTGCCCGCGAGGTAAGAGGGTTTAAAGAAGCCTACGGAGACATGATCCGTGGGTTACAACGATCTCTCATCGAAGCGGAAAACGAATTCCGAGCAAGTCAAAGAAGTCTCGAAAACCAACGCTTGCAGGTGTCGATGCTTTCTGGGCGCACACCTGGCGTAAGCTCACTACAGAAGCAATTAGATGACCTCATCCTACAATATCGGGATGAAATAGCCTCGATTCAAGGCGAAGCGGATAGCCTGAGAACACGGCCGCTCGACATTCGAGATCAGTCAATCCAGTTCGCTCGACAATTACGAGACATTCAAGAGCAAATCTACGATGCCGAACGGAACCGCTTAAAACAGCTACGGGATTTCTGGATGCAACAAGTCCAGATAGTCCGTGAACTATCACAGCAACAACTAACATTTAAGTCGCTTAACGAAATATGGGCAGGAATTTTGGAGAATTCCAAGAAACTACTCGCTAAATCGGGAAAAATTGCGGGCGGAAAAGTCCCGAATGTAGCCCTAGCAATCGGGGAAGCTCCGAACAATAGCGAAAGCTCCGAACAATACAGACAGGGAACTCCGAACAATCCCCGAACATTACAGAGAGGAGACTACATTGACTATGGCAACGGGCGGATTTACAAATACGATCCTTCCCCGAATTATGATCCCAAAACGATGCGCTATCGATCGCCGGTCAACGCCGACGAAATCCGTCACCCCTCGGTAGTTCAGCAAGTCGGCACTTCAGGGTCAGAAGAGTTTGACCGCCTGCTAATGCGATCGGGTCTCTACAAAAACTGGGAAGGTTTTACGCGGGAAGTTCTCAACCCGAACCTTCAGCCTCTCACTCCCGAAGAAAGAGCGAATTACAACGCTGGCAACGTCGGAAGATATTCTGGTGTGCTGACGGGACAACCACAAGCGAACATCCCGCTCACGCCGCTCCCAACTTTTGACTACGATCGAGCTAGGGAACTCGATACTCAAATTCGGATTACCCGTGAGAAAACCCTACAGAATCAAAAAGAAGAAAACCTACTTAAACTCGAACGGGCAAGGCGGGAAAACCTTGATCGGATCGCAGGACTGATCCAACAAACACAGGAGGCTCGAATTCAAGCCGAGATCGGATTGAGAGACACGGGAGACACCTCGACTGACCTAATGCGCTCCTCTAAGGGCTATCTCACTTTTTCGGAAAAAATCGAACAAGCCCGACGCAATGGGAGCCGGGAGATCGAAAAACAACGAGAGTCGATCCAGTCCCAAATTCGATCGCTCGATCAACTTACCTCGGATTTCGCTAAAAACTCGGAAGAAACACGGGCGCGGCTATTTCAAGACACGGGTAACGATGACGCATTCAAGGCTCTTGAAGCCGAAAACAAACGAAACACCGCTATTCTTGAAGGATACAAAGCTCTCGACAATCAACTGAGCGTCTATGGACAGATCAGGGGTGAAGCGGCCGCCATGCGAATGATCGAGGATGAGCGGGTAGCCGCCCTCGAACGTTACAACAATCTAATTGCAGACGGGATCGACGCGGGGAATCGGATGAACCCACTCGGAACGCTTTTCAGTGCAGGAGAAGCGCAAAAGCTCCGCATAGAAGCAGACTTCGCTCGTCGTCGCCTCGAACTCCAGCGATATGCCCAAGAAGGTGCTTTATCTCCTACCCAGTTATTTGAAATGTCGGCCGCCCTCGACAAAATGCAACAGGCTAACCTCGCTTCCGCGTTTATCGAGGCTAATCCTGCGGTGGGAGCGTTTGGGGATTTACTCCGATCCGCGTTCACTGGGGGACGGGACACCCTACAGCAAATGCTGAACGTTCTGACCAGCTTTCTACAGAAAATCGGGGAAATGGCGGCCAATCAGTTGCTCATGCAAATTTTTGGAGGAAGTGGGAGGGCATCTTCCCCAGTCCCGTCTGGCGGCGGAGGAGGTGGGCTACTAGGAGGAGCAATAAGCCTATTCACTGGTTCCCTCGGCGGATTTAGCTCGCCTATTGCCTCTACCCCATTTACGGGTGCATCTAACTTTTCTCTAGGAACGGGATTCAGCCTCTTTAGTTCTGGCGGAAAAATCGGAGCCGATGCCCCGATAGAGAAAAATGTGATTTCTGCCTTCCGGCGTGAACGGTCTATGAGCGGAGGGAGAAACCCCCGATTGATCGTGGCCAACGAAGACGAATATGTTATCCCCGCAAACGAAGCCAAGTCTTATCTGGAATACAAAAATGCCCCGATCAAAAACTACGCCAGCGGGGGATTTGTCGGGGGAACTGGCTACAGCGTTACGACCTCGAACAATAATTCGTCTAATCAATCCCTCTCGATCACCAATGTGAGCAATGTTACGATAGAATCACGAAATGATATGGGATATTCCCTAACTCAGTTAAAAGAGCGTGAGAACGCCCAAAATGAGCGAACAAAGCGGAGATTTTTTGGATGAGCAAAGGATTAATAACGGTGGTAATCATGATCGTGGCGGCGATTGTGTGGGGGGTACTACCGTCGTGCCGGGGAGATCGGACAATACAGGAGAATCTCTGCACGATTTACCGCAACGGGTTAGCGATGGGGTCTATACAGAAGAATAGCGAGTATGAACACGTTTGTTATTGCGCCAATCGGTGAGCGGATCGTTACCGAGGCGATCGAGTGGATTGGAACGCCATGGCATCATGGACAGAGCAAAAAAGGTATCGGTTGCGATTGCGTCGGGTTCCTCGCCGGCGTTGGAGTGAGCGTGGGGTTTCTCTCGCCAGACTTTACCCTCGAAAACTACGAACGAATTCCTAGAAACAACTTCCTTGTAAAATCCCTTGATCGCTATCTAGTCCGTGTGGAAGGAAAACCCGATATTGGCGATGTGCTGGTGTTCAAGCGAGCGGGTGTAATAACTCACGTCGGCATTTATGCGGGGAAGGAGGTATATCTTCACGCCGACACGAAAAAAGGCGTAATCTGTTCTTATCTCGCTGATGTCATAAGAACGCTTGTTTTGATTTATCGGGTAAAATATTAACATAAACTTTAAGATTCTTGTTTAAACCGTGGCTAATTTCCTAATCCCTACCGCTATCGGACTCGGAGCCAATCTACTCCTAACACTACTAGCCCCGTCTGGCCCGCGACAGCAAAAAGGGAAAATCGAGGACACCGGTGTTCCCGATGCTGAGTTCGGATTCTCCCTCTCCCTCCCCTTTGGGCGGGTGCGAAAAAAAGGATTGCCGATGATGTGGGCTTTAAAGCTAAAAGAAAGAAGAAAAGTATCGGGAGGGAAAGGTGGTGGGACACAAATAGAAACTTTTTCCTACTTTTTAACAGCCGCTTATCCAATCGCACGGGAAATCAGTTCTGTCCGGCGTGTTTGGATGAACCGGATATTGGTTTATAGTAGTGAGTCGGATGACCCGAGAAGCGAAAGGTTTTTAGAGCATTGCACAATCTACACGGGCGATCAGACTACGCCATCCTCGGTAATCCAAGAGAACGAACCAGACTACCCCATTCCTGTATTTAAAGGATGGAGTTATATGGCTTTTGATGATTATCCAATCGCTGAATATGAAGGCAGTGGATTTCCTCAAATTGAAGTGGAAGTTGTGGGGCAAAGCGGCGAAAATCCTAAAGTCAAAGATATTCTTGAAATTGAAGGCTTTGATTTACTATTTGAAGGAACTTCGTTTGCCGATCAGATCGGGGAATTATTGAGAGCGTTTTTTTTGATAGTCAGAGAAACAAAAGATAAGCTTGTTTTCAAACAGCAAACAGCAGGAGAAGTCACTTATATCCCGAAACTGTCACTAGGGGCAAAAAAATTCGGAGATCGTCCGATAGATTTGTATGAAATAAAACTTACACATTTCCGAGAAATCCCAAGTGCCGTAACGGTAAACGGATTAAATGTCAACAAAGATCAAGACGCTATTTCAGTTGTTGCCAAAGACCCCGCCGCAAAGCATACCAATGAGCTAACAATTCAAACCAAATTAATATCCAGTGACAACCTATTTATCACGCTTGCATCTCGCATTCTTTTCCTCGGGCGCTCGCAATCTAAAACATTTTCTAAAATGTTTTTACTACCATCGTGGGACGATCTTGCCGTAGGAGACTTAATATCGGCAGACGGCGATCGCTTATTTCACCGAGAGGTTTTGCAGATCACGAAAAAAATTAGAGGAGCGGGGTACTTAATCGAGCTAGAAGCGACTCGATTTCAGGGCTTTTCAAACCAGTGCAAGCATATAGCGGTCTACGATTTAGGAGTGTACAATGCCCCAGTTCCTCCCCAATTTGGAGAGTGGATTACGCGCATTCAAAAGGGAACGGTGTTTAGCCCGATAGTGTTTTACCGCTCCCCGATGCGGGTAGAAACTACATTACCGCTAGGTCAGATTTCGCCATTGCCTAATACCAAACTCAGGATTTATGATGCCGACGACAATCTAATCTTTACTCAAAATACAGCCCATGGACTCACTGCCGACTCAACGTGGTCACAGGTAACTGACTGTACTGGCATAGACCAACTCACAAGCGATATTTTGCCCGAAATTATTGTCGATCTTCCATTTGCCCCTCCCGTCGAAACTCCTGCAAGCTACGGTTCGGCTACAGCGATTGTTATTGAATGCCCACCGGTTAATTCCTCGGATGCCGATCTGGGTTTTTATCTTGCAATTGAAGGAGATGAAGACTATCGAACTGGGACAATATTTTACTCCGAGGACGGCGGGGAAAGCTACCTTTTTGCTACTGCTATTACTGGCGAAAGTGTGACAGGGACAGTGTTAAGTTTTAGCACAAACTTTAATAATTCGTCTCCTAATTTTATTGACGACCTCAATACAGTCCAAGTAAGAATGGATTCAGGAGAAATCGAGCCAGTAACACTTGAGAAATTCTTGTCAGGAAAACAACTCGGTTGGTTTTCTACGGGCGAAATTATCGCTTTTAAAAATGCGGAAATTGTCTCGAATAATCCACTAACTTTTGATATTTCCTACATGATTCGTGGCACTAAAGGAACCGAGGCTTTTATTGACAATCACGCTATCGGAGAGCGGTTCGTACTGCTTACTGATTATCTTGTCCGCCTACCTGCTGAATTGTTCGATGTCAACCGGGAAGTTCGTTTTAAAATCGTGCCAGATGGATTGACCGAGACAGAAGTTGCTAACGAGACAATCCACACAGTCACACTAGAAAGCGTCAAGCCGTTTCCTGCGGTTGTGACATCGGAACGAGTCGGCGGTGACGTAATCATTTCGTGGTATCGGAGAACGCGGATTAACGGCCGATGGACGGACTATATCGATATTCCGTTTGCCCCAGGTGAACTCGATACCTACACGGTCAGAATTTACGACGGTAGCACGATAAGACGGGAATTCGTAACTGGGGTGGGAGAGCGATCTGTCACCTACACCTCAGCACAACAAATAGCCGATTGGGGATCAGTCCAATCGGCGTACACTGTTCGGGTTTTTCAGAATTCAAGTTACCCCGTGGCTTTCAAGGAAGCATTAGGGGTGAGCGTTTAACTAACATCGGTTTTTGTTTTTTCTAAAAACTTTTGAAGCATTTCCGACATTATCGGAGAGTTCACAAGAGACTTTAAATCTAGTCAGGCATAGAAGCGTTCATACATCCTTTTGTTTGATTCCATATTATTTCTAAACTCAATAAAGAAGTTATGCTGATCAGTGTCGGAATCTTTATTGGCAACAATTCCAGTAAACAATTTAATACAGTTAAAAACCGCCTGTTCTGGTGACTTGCCAACTACATCAATATATTTGCCGTTAACGCAACAAGTAATAAACCATACGATCATGCCACTATAAGAGAAACTATTTTTGGTAGCATATTCATCTGACTTAAAGCGAAGTCCATCATGGTAACAATATTGAGATAGAATTGGGCAAACAACAGCTTTTAATACAATGAGCAATAGCTCTAGCTCTGTCAACTCTAATTCTGTCTCTTTTTCCAAAAGAGACAATTTATGTCCTAATCCTAATTCATCTAATAACTTTCCTGTTTCTCCTTCTATGATTTCTTCAAAAAAACGCATAAAAATCTCCTTTTTGCAGGGGGGCGTAAGCTTTTAGTCCTTTGATATAAAATTTTCCCTACGTCGAGAGTGCGATTCTTATCCTTATCTTAATCGATCCCGATCAGAATTGTCAAGTAATTTCTCTGTTATTTTTCCCCCTCCAATGTTAGAGAGTTTCTAACATCCCGAAACGTCCACGGGGAACGGGTTCTAGGGTTTTGTTATTGGAGTTATCCCGATCCTAGTGAGAAAGAAGGATAGGAGAGGGATAAGCGAGGTCAACCGCTAAGATGAAGGTTTTCTGTAGAGAAAAAACGAGAGTCGAGGATCGGGGAAACATCCATAACAAAAGGATAGAAGTATTGATATATATACTTTTTCTTATGTTATTTACTCCCTAACATCGCTTTAACATCCTCAACGTAGGATACTTGTACTACCCACCTCGCTATTTTCCCTAATCTTAGATTTCTAAATTATTTTAGAAATCTACTTGACAATTCAAGAAAGACTGTATATGATTTAAGGAAGTTGAGTTTTCTTTAGATAAAATTATGTCAGGCGAAATTGTTAAAGCTTCATCGAGTCCGCTAGAGTTAAAGACGATTGACGACATGAAAAAACTAGCGTCTTTAATGGCAGAGTCTAAGCTGTTTACTGATACGCAATCAGTGGCACAATGTTTTGTAAAAGTTCTTGCCGGGAAAGAGTTGGGGATTCCCGCTTTTGCCTCGATGACTGGAATTCATATCATTAAAGGCAAGCCTGTTATTAGTGCCAACCTAATGGCTACCCTAATTAAGGGGTCAGGTAAGTATCGATACAAAAAATTATTGCACGACGCTGACAGGTGCGAGATTGAATTTTTTGAGTTAATACAGGGCAAGTGGGAATCGCTCGGCGTGACCTCGTTCACGATGCTGGACGCAAAAACCGCAGGACTCGGTAGTAATCCAAACTGGCAGAAGTTTCCTAAAAATATGCTTTTCGCTCGGTGTATCTCTAATGGGTTCCGCGAGTTCTGTCCCGATCTCGCCCTCGGTGCGCCTGTTTATTCCTTTGACGAACTAGGAGCAGAAGTAAACGAAAACGGGGACGCAATCAATGTGGAAGTAGTCAAGCCTCGAACCGAACCCGATATCCCCGAATGGGTTCCCCGAATGATGAACTACGCAGTTAATGAATTGGGAATGAGTTCAGATACTGCGAGAGATATTTTCAAAAAGCACAATGCTTTCAAGGACGAAAAAGCTAAGGGGAAATGCTGGAAAGATATTCACGTCACAGCATTAGTAAACGCAGGGGTTGACGCTTTTGTGGCGGAATCAATTTACAAAGAAAACAGCAAAAATAAGGACGCTCTAAAAATAGCTGTTCTTGATAAAATTACCGCGTTAAATAAAAGCGGTAATCCCGACACGGGAGGAAAAGTTACGTTTACCGCAGAACAAGTAGTCGGCAACGAAATCAATCCAGAAATCAGCGCAGAAGTAGACGCAATGATCGAGGACAGATTACTAAAAACTGTCCCCGTCTCTGAAGATTCGGACGATTTCTAAAAAGCTTGTCAGGGGGCATTGACAACGCCGATCACCTTTTATCAACAATCATCAGGAGTAACAGCAATGACCCTTAATTTTTTAGTCACAACCCGCGCGGAAGTTCTCAACGCCAAGATTGAAGAAATCGGAGAATGTTCAGTAATCATGATCGATGGAACTGTCCCTGGATGGAAACCCCGATCAAGGGATTGGCATTTTGATCACCATCGACCGGGAGGCGAAAAGATCCAAATCGATGACATCGAAAAAACAATTGAAATTAACGCGGAAATGGGGATAGATCTTCCTTCTCAATTCCCGAAAGAGAAAGACAACAATATCCTTTTTTGCACCACCCAATTAGACGCTGACGCTATCTGTAGCGCAGTGCATTTGTACATGGCGTATCTAGGGACAAGTGAAAAAGAGAGCCAATATCTTTGGAATCAAGACAATGCCGAAATGAAGCTCTGCGCCATTTCCTACGATTGCGATCACCTTGCCGTCCCGTTTCTTCTATCCAAGTACGCCGATTTTGCCGCTCAATGTGTAGCGGGGATGAAGTGTGAATCGGACGATCTTGCAATCGATCTGGATATGCCCAAAGATCGACGGGAATGGACAATCGAAGATAAGGAATACTTTCATTCCCGCGCGTTTGAGCGGTCGTTCTGGAATCTTGTCAAAGCTATCGAGGGAAAAGATAATTGGCCGTGTGATCACCCGAAAGTCGATGAATACTGGGAAAAGGTCAAAGGATTCACAGATCAGCTAATCGAAGAAAATCGGATCACCTTTTATGAAGGTTGTGCGATAGTCACAATGTCGGGATTGGGAGAAACCTACATCGATCCCCGTTGTGTTTATCAGTCGATTGATCGCATGATCGATAATTATTATGATATTTTTCCCATCATCCTTACGATGCACGATGTAATCGTAACCAAAAAAATTGACAAATTTACTAGCAAAAAATTCGTTGGCAACAAGTACACTCTTGCCTGCAATCCATATCACCCTGATGCCGAAACCGAAAAAATCAACTTTGCAAGGTTAACTTACTCCGTACTTTCGGAAGCCGAAAAATTCTACGATCCAGATGCAGAAGGATGGAGTGGTCGTGCCACGGTCGGCGAATCGAATGCCTGCTCTAACTTATCACCTCCCACGGTGATCGAGATCATTTTAAAGACTTGCCGTTTTTAATTTTAATAGTGTCAAAATTATTTGCTAATCCTGACATGAACGAGATTGAGCAACTAAAGCGCCGTGTCTACCATTTAGAAACTCAGATCAATCTATTGTCCCAAGTCTATTTAGATTTGAAGTCCGATCAATGGGTAGACGCTCAAGAATGTTGCGAGAGACTTAAAATCTCTCGCTCTACCCTCGAACGCTGTCGCAAGAAAGCGAAAGAAGGGATTCACTACAAAATCCACGGCGAGCGGAAGTACCGCTATAACTGGCAAAAAATGCAAGAATTATTAGAGGGTAAGTAAATGGAAAAAGCCAAACGCAAAAAGTTAACAGATCCAAATTATGGAAAAAATTCAGGATCAAAATGAAAGAAGTCATCAAAACGCAAGCTTTTTGGCTTGGCAACAAAAGACGATATTTCTGACATTATACTTGTGTCGATTTTAGTGCGAATAGATCATATCGGACTTGACCAATTTTTCGAGGTAGATATTCCTTTTCTTAACGCCTTTCTTGACACCTTTTCGGGGACTGCAAGCAAAGGGAAAAAGATGGGATCGGAAATGTTTCCAAACAAAGAATATGTTCGGGCAATGATAGAACAACTAGGGGACACTTTTGACGAACTCAAGCAAGTTTTCGATATGCCAAAAAATGTAGTAGGCTTGCCTCTTGATGAGTTTTATCCCGACCTATTTTATTCTGTTTGCGAAAATGCACCAAAACTAAACAACTAAAATACTCAAAAAACTACAGGGAAAAGAGGAAATCCGATGAGACTAGAAGTTGATTTGAATCAAGTAGAAAACATTAAAACTGTTTCTACGCTTGCAAGTGTATTGCAGTCAATAGAAAATAGATCGTTAGGCAAGGGTTACACAAAAAAAGAATTCTTGGAGTTGGTAGCACGAATACTATCAGAACTTAGCAATCAATTAGGAGATGAATTGAACAATTATGAAGAAAGTGACACTAATGAGAATCTGTTTGAAAAATATAGCTTTCAAGCGGATGAAGACCTCAAAAAATACATCAAAAAGTGTATAAACTTTGACAACCTGTAATTAGAGACAAAGCAATGATTAAAAAACTACAGGGAAAAGAAAAAATCCGAACCTATGGAAGTGCAAAAGGAGAGCTAATCCTAATCGATCCTTGGTTGATTTCCTTTCGCCTTGCCAATGGGGAATTTATTGGGCCGCGCGTCGGTTTGCACGACGACGGCAAAATGCACGTCTTACTTGGCGAAAGTCCTTTGTCTTTTAGTGAGGAGCTTATTGCCGCAGTATCGGGCGAGTCGGGATGGAATACACGGGTTTCCTACGATCTCGACTCTATTGTCGATCTGGCTGATAAAATCGTTGCCGCCCGTGCGATTTATCAACCGTTGCACCTGATAGCGGACGGTGATCGCTTATTCCCAAAAGACGGTCATCGGAGGACGCTGGCATGGCTTTACAACGCCGCACGGGGAATTGAAATATCGAACGTCATAGCAATCATCAAGACTCTCGCCCGCGGACAGACGATCCGAGATTTAGAATACGAAATGCTTTCAATGGGAGTAGATGCCGAAAAGCTTTCTCTCCTTGATCGGGCAAAAATGATCCGCCGTCATTTGCGAGAAGACTGTTTATCGGGGCTAACCGAGGAACAATCGAAAGCGCAGTTCTGTGAGCGGACGGGATGGAAGAAAACCGACTACAATCGAGTGCTAGAAATTTCGACTTTTTCCGCTCCCGTACTCAAGGCAATCGAAGAAAAGGGAATTGCCGAAACGACCCTACAAACGCTTATGCGGGAATCCGAATTAACTCTACCCGAAAAAGAAAAGATCATTCTCGAATCGGTTAGCCTCGCTGAAGAGGCAGGAGCAAAAAAGGTCACGGGATCGATCATCGGGTCGGTTGCAGAAAACCACAAGAAACGAAAACGCCCGACTTTTATAAAACCGAGCGGGGAAGTTAAAACGCCCGACGAAATGCCCGTCAAGCCTGTTCAACTTCCACCGAAAGCGAAGGAAATTCGGGAGATGTTTATTAAGCTTGTCGGGGAAGGAAATGCCCGCAAAGTAGGAGATAGTTATACCGTTGATTTTTCGGCGGAATTGTGGGAAAAAGTTGTTGATTTGGTAGAGAGGTTAAAGTAAGTGGCAGAACCAACAAAAAATAAGCCAGCACAGTTAGAAATCTTTCTTGTTTTGTCAAAGCATCCCGAAGGATTGACCCTTTTGGAGATCGGAACAGCACTAGGAAAGCCCGCTCATCTTGCTATTCCGTGGGCAAGCGATAGAATTGCTTACATGAAAGATATTATCGAAAAAGTTGTTGTTAAAGAAAGACAAGGAAGTCTTCCCCCAGTTATCGTTTTTCGAGTAAAGCAATCTAATCCCCCCGATTCAAGCGACAAAAAACATCGATCAAATCCCGATCGTTGACGTGCCGGAGATAAAATTTTTTTCTTGTCTCTCGACTGTGTCCGCCCATCTTCTCCGCAAGGTTCGGCGGCCACCCCGCTTTCTCTAATCGGATAACATAGCAATCCCGAAAAGCGTAAGCTGTCCAATTTACGCCGTTTCGTTTTAACCCTGGTGTTATCCTCGCACCTTTATATCTCTCGATTCCCCCAGAAATCGAACAGGAAATCAAGAAAGAAGCTGATTCTTTTTATGTTTCCAAGCTTCGTAAAAAAATTAGACAGATTACTTAAGATTACTTTC